CCAGACCACATGGCTGTGGGAGCCCCCAGTGGCCTATCCGACTGACGAGAAGCAGTATGTTTGGGACGAGGCTACGGTGGGTTGGAAAGTCATGCCGTCTCTCTCTGCCGATTAAACGAAAGACCCCAGCCTGATTGAACGGGCTGGGGCAAGTGTTTCGAACAAATCACTGAAGAGGCCGGGCCTACAAGGGTCTAACGCAAAACTATCGCCGCATGTAAGCCAAGGACTATTCCTTGACCTGATTAGTGTCTCATGGAGCTTTGGAATCCGCAACGCTTGTCTGCTTTGATTTAGGCGGCAGATAACAGAGTTCTGCATGTGATGTGCAATAGGCCCCACGCTTGCGTTCATGGCCGCAATACCTCACAGACACGGCGGCGTCTGTGCTGATGATATAGCGGCATGAATCATACCGCAGTTCATCCATTTGGACTCCGCTTGATCTGATCCGCATTGGTCCATGCCAAGCGAATGAAGCCCCATCGGCCATTGCCGCTCCTTAGCCTTCGTGAGGCGTTGCGGTTGGATTGGAAGCTGTGAACTGTTCAGCCATTTTCGCAAAATCGCTATCTATGCCGTCAAGGACCGCATCTATGTCATTTGCCAGAGCAGGCTGGTCGATGAGTTCGCCTGCAAAAGCTAGATAATTGACGCCGTCTATGTAGTGGTCAGCATTCCTCCGGTCAGCGCCAAGCCTAGATAGTTTTACCGCATGCAGAACAAGCGCTACATCATGTGCGCTTAATTGGATGCCTGTGATGAGCGTTGCTATTTGGGCTACACGTTCCATCCCAACCCTCATATCTCCATATTTCGGATTCCGTTCATTAAACACACGGGCGGCTTCATGCATGATGTGACGATATTCCATAGTTCTTCTCCTCATTCAAAGAAGGGTTTGATTTTGCCAATCATCTGGCAGTTGATGATGACTTCGCCTCGATCCTCATAAAGGCGGGAGCCATCGAACTTCTTTTTTGCATTGAACTCACGCGCTAAGATGTAATCGTTTTCATGCAACAGCTTCAGAAGATCGTTGAAGCTCTTGGCATCGACTGCTGCATAGATATTTTGGAATGGGAGAAGGATACTGTCTTCCTCTCCGATGTGTGGCTTTGGCCTTACCGCTTGAGGCAAGTTTATGGTGAAAACAACATTCACGGTTCTCTCCTTACTATGGTTCCGTCCATCTTGCGTTTGAACTTGGAGCTTCGACCAAGCGGCATTGGAGATCGAGACTTCTGAGCCCCAACATGCTTTTGATGGATTCGTTTCACCTTGGCGATCAGGGGAGCGTCAACAGTGCTAGTATGAACCCGGTGGCACTTGCGATGAGCAACAAACCAGTTAGTTGCATCATCCTTACCACCAGCCTCCAAAGGTATATCGTGGCTGACATCCCAATCCTCTCCGGGCACTACCTTCATGCTGCATAGGTGGCACATGCCGCCACGCGACAAGAAGATGTCGGCCCGCATCTTTGCTGTAATGCGGACCCGCTTCATTGCATGAACCCGCCGTCTATTTTTGCTTCTAGGCCATAAGCCTTTTCAACGATCTCGGCTATAAAAGCTAATGTCAGTGGGATTCCGTCATGTGCCTCAAAGGGTGCAAGCATGTCAGCCACGATGCAGGCAAGCACCTCAATGATCATATCGCTTTCTTTACCTTCAATGATTTCGGTAATTTGGTCAGCCATTTCTGTGGCTTGCTTTTCGCACTCGTCATCAGATAGTTCAGTCATAGTTTCATCTCCGCTCTACGATTTGCTGCATGTGATTGCCATTCGTTGAACCTCATCCGAATGTATTCAAGTTGCACTTTCAACAGTGCCGCTCTCTCGCGAGCCTTCACCATTTTGGTGACGAACTCCAGCCACTCTTCAGACGACTTCACGTTAAGTTCTGCGCGGTTCACCGGCATGTCGCCTTGCGCAGACATCATGCGGGCGAGAACTGCGCTCTTGGTTTCCTCCAGCAGGCTTGCTGCGGAATCCGCATCCACCCATTTTTTGGCTACGATGCGAAACTGTTCGCTAAGGGGTTGGTCTTCATTCATTGATGTCTCCATAGAGTACAAGAGCGTCAGTCATGTCGATGTAAGCGTTGAGGCGCACTGCGCTGCCTCCATTGATGGTTGCCTGTGTTCTGGTGTGTTCTGTCCTTATGTCTGCCACCCACCCTTTGCCGGGGGCCATCAGCGTCTTGACCAACAGCACATCAGCTTCGGGGAAGTATAGGAACCCTACAAGTTTGGTTTGCAGGGCCTGCGCAATCTCTGAGGCGTCGTCCAGCTTCTTCTGAGTTACCAGCCAGCGCTTCTCATAGGTCACGTTGAAATCAAGGACAGTCATGCCCGGCCTCGACTTCTGCTCTACAACGCCAATGATCTTGCCATTCTTGACGAGGACCGCATCGACAACGCATGGCGTGTCTTTGTCGGTAGAGGCGTAGATTATATCGGGGTAATGGGAGGACCAGATCTGTACGGCCCGGTCCTCCCACTTCCTCGACTCCTGCCCCCTAGGAGTGAGGATGTCCATCAAAATGGCAGCGAGTCATCTATCTCTTCTGCGGTAGAACGAGCCGCAGGGCGAGGTGCGCTACGCGAAACCTGTTGCGCGCCCTCGCGCTGCTCCGGTGGCTTGAGGAACAAGCGCACCTTGCCTTCCTTATCTGGGATAGGAAGTGCAATAAGTTCCAAGCTGTATGTATCGCCGTTCTTGCTTTGGAACATCGTGCCGATCTTGGTGAAAAAGCTTTTCTCATCACCATTGCGATCAACATACTTGCTAACTGTGAGTGCATCATAACGATTAGCCATTTACGGATTCTCCTGCTGCTAATTTTTTACCGTGGTTGACGAAGGTGGTATAGAGCAACTGATATTCCTCAGTGCCGTCAACGAGACCCACGCTATTACGGAACTCGGCGGTCTGCCTCCACCACTTGCGCAGGGCAACGGTGGTTTTCATGCGAATGATCTCTTCAATCATTGCCTTCATATCGGTGGGTTGCAGTTTCTCAGGCGGCGCTTCAGCAACCTGACGCTGTTCTTTGTCGTAGAGCGCAAGACCAAACGGATTCCCGAAGGTCATAAGCGCCCGCTTCATCGCGTCAGTTTCAGCTTCTTTAACAGCGCTTTCGTGAGCGAGGCCACAGTCAACATCAATTCCGTGACCGCTACCCATACCATCCCGGATAACATCCCCAACAATAACACGCACACGCACGACATAACTAACAGCCCACCCATCCCGGCCATCGCGACCAATTTTACGCGGTCGCTCATTGACGAGTCGAAGCTCGACCGTCTCTCGATGCCATCCATCGAAACCGAAAATGCGATTAGCCTCCGCGATTGCATGCCAGCCCTCGATGTATGAGAATTTTCTACCTGACTGTTCACGCTCTTTCACAAACGCACGATCTAGTGGCGCTGATAGCGCATTGTTTATCTGGGCTGAAAACATTAGCCGATCCTCAGTGTTTCGCTTCCATTGTCGAGGACCGCTCCGGGCACCTCTTCACCAGCGTTGATTGCATCTTTGATGGCTGTCTTGGAGATCTCGCGTTTAAAGCGGCAGTAAGCGTCAGGGACGAGCGTTTCGTCTATGACCTGTACGGCAGGGCCTCGGCGCGTGATGCTGATTGTAGCCTCTGGCAACGCGATCTTGCGTAGGTCTGCGCGTTGGAGGACTTCCATCATTATGTCGCGTAGTGACGTTTGCCTTGACCTGAACATAGAGCGCCGCGCAGAGAGCTTTTCGATCCTCTCTTTGACGGCCTCAATCAGTTCGTCGGCTTGGCGCTCTTCGTTCAGCAGGCGCTCCATGATTGCATGGAGATCGGTACTGCCCTCCAACATGTCGGCCCGTAGATCGACATCTTCGGCAAGTTCAGGGTGCCTATCTAAAAGCAAGCTGATCTGTATCTTAAGCTGTTCAATGTTTGGTTTCATGTCGTCCTCATCCGATGACGAATCGAAAGTATGGCGGATGGGGACAGCGGTCAAGCGAGAGGTTGACTGCATCCACAGGCCAGATTATTTTGGTCCACATGAAACAGTTCGATCCAATCCTCCTCGATGTCTTCCGCGCCTACGGCACCCAGACCAAGCTTGCCAAGGAGCTAGGCGTCACCCGTCAAGCCATCTCCAAATGGAAGCATGTGCCGCTCAAGTATGTGCGCCTCCTGTCGAAGTTCACCGGGCTCCCGCCTTCTGTTCTGAGGCCAGATGTCTATGCCGATCTCTAAGCCGCCTCGGGTAGTGACGACGCCAATGGAAGTGCTGAAGCTCTTCCTGCGCGGCGTGGACACTGTGGACATTGCGGCCCATTATGGAATCCAAGAGCATCAGGCCTACCGGCTTCTACGGATCGCCCTAGAGGCAAGGAAACAGTTCAATGTTGAAGGTCGAGATCCCATTCCCGCCCAGCATGAACCGCCTGTGGAGGGCCACTAAGGGCGGCGGCGTCTATCGGTCGCCTGAGTACGTTAAATGGAAGCAAGCGGCTTCATGGGCCATCGCTGCTCAATGTAGGGCCGGTCGCATCACTGGTCCCTTCAAACTGACGATGCTGGTGGTCCCGCCTGACAAGCGGCACCGGGATCTTGATAACCTCTTCAAGGCCAGCCTCGATGCGCTGGCGGCGGCAGGGGTTATA